AAAGCCCGGTATGCGCATTACGGTGGCTCAGTCTCGTGAGTGGCTCCGAGCTGATCTCGACCGCTTCGAAGCTGCTGTGGAGCGGCTGGTCAAGGTCGAACTCAGCGACAACCAGTTCGCCGCCCTTGTGTCCTTTGCTTTCAATGTTGGCGAGGCCAACTTCAAGAAGTCGACGCTGCTCAAGAAGCTGAACAAGGGCGACTACGACAGCGTTCCCAGCGAGCTGATGAAGTGGGTTAACTCCAAGGGCAAGCGCATGCAGGGGCTGGTGAACCGCCGCGCTCAAGAAGGCGCCCTGTGGGGCAAAGGAGAATTCGTCGCCTCCGGTTCGGTAGACGCCAAGCCGGAACCTAAGCCGGTTGTCGACAAAGAGACCATCAGTTGGGGCGCGGGCATCCTGTCGACCCTTGGCGCGCTGTTCGCCGGTACCGGGCCAATCCAATGGGCCTTGGCCGGCGTGATCGTCGTCGCCTTTGGCGTCGGCGCGTATCTGTTCCTCTCGAAGCGGCTGGCCCCAAAATGAGGTGCGGTCTGTTCGATATCCCCTGCCACGCCATGAACTGGCTGCTGGGCTTGCCCTGGTACGTCTATGCCCTCGTCGGGCTCGCTGCAGCCCTGCTGCTGTGGGTGCTGTTCGACAAGATCAAGGGAACGGCGCTTCGGATCATCCAGTGGGGCGGATGGCGTGCTGGCGTCGCTGCACTTTTGGCAGTCGTCGCGATTGTTGCCGCCATTTGGCATAGGAAGCCAACGCCTGAGCCGCACGAGCATCTGAAGCCAGGCTCTCGAGATGCCGCACCGCCCGTGCGGAAGAAGCGCCCCACCATATTCGACAGATAGCGGCAGAGACGGACGCAGCAACGTCCGCCCCTGCCTAAACCCGACCCCTCGCGCGAACAAGGAGCCGAGCCTAATGCGCATTTCAGCACGTGATCAATTGCAGGCCGGTAAATGAGCGACGAGTTTCTTTCTCCCTCGCAACTGGCGCAGCTCGCACTTGTCGTCAAAGAAGCAGTTCGCGAGGAACTGGCCGATAGCGGCCTACGGCTAGACGGCGCGGATCACATCGATGAAGCCCGCCGCGATTTCATGTTTCTTCGCTCCCTCCGCAGGGGCGTGAACGGTACCGCAGCCAAGATCGGGTGGTTCTTCATAGCAGCAGTGCTGGGAGCCGTTGTCTGGCTGGTAAACGGCGGCCTTAACATGTGGAAGGGCAGCTGATGCCCACCCCTCCGCTAACCGAAAAGGACATGCGGGCAGTAGTCGAAGCGTACAAGGCCAATGGCTACAGCAAGAAGCTGGCAGCCGAGGCCATGGGCATGAAGCCCGGCACCTTCGATCATCGGTTCATGCGCGCCGTCATGGCAGGGCTGGACAACGAGATTGTTCACTCAGCCCCCGCCGGCCACCAGATCAAGGGCGTTTCGACGCTCTACAACCAAGACGGCAGCCTCCGTCAACAGTGGGTCAAGACAAAGACCGATGGTCCCAGTTTCGATGAAGTTATCGAAATCCTCCAAGGGGCCTTCGATGAGCTAAAGGGCTCTACTCCGCCGATCCCCGGCCCGGCCCACGCTGACGCAGACCTATTGAACCTGTTCGCCCTTCCGGATCTCCACTTGGGGCTCTACGCGTGGAAGGAAGAGACAGAAGCCAACTGGGACCTCGCCACTGCCCAGAGGACGATCGAGGCGGCAGCAGAGAAGGTGCTTGGGGCGGCCCCGCCCGCCAGCCTGGGTGTCATTCTTGGCGGCGGCGACCAACTTCATTCCGATAGCCAAGACAACCGAACGTCCAAATCAGGACATGCACTCGACGTGGATGGGCGATTTGCGAAAGTCTTGCTGGCGACGTGTAGCCTGTTCGTGCGCCTAGTGGAGCTAGCCCTGGCCCGGCACGAAACCGTCATCGTTCGAGTGCTGCCCGGGAACCACGACCCACATACGTCTTTCGCGCTCGCCTACTTTTTGCTCGCCTGGTTCCGCGGCAATGATCGGGTGCAGATCGATGCAGACCCATCGTTGTTCTGGTGGCTCCGGCATGGCCTCGTGCTACTGGGCGCCACGCATGGGCACATGGCGAAACCAAACCAGATGCCCGGCATCATGGCGGAACGTCGGGCCGAAGATTGGGGGCAGACCAAGTTCCGATACTGCCACACTTTCCATCTCCACCATGCTCAAAAGCTGATGACCGAAGGCGGCGGTGTGATCACTGAGACCCACCAGTCTCCAGTGCCCAAGGACGCTTGGCACTTTGGCATGGGCTACCTGTCTGGTCGGTCGCTCCAAACGATCACTTATCACAAGGATTTCGGGGAGATAGCACGGAACAAAGTGGCAATCGTTTAAGTCTGTTGCTAGATTGTTCGCATGCCTCCAGCTACCTCTAGGGACGGCCGCAAGTACACTAAGAAGGGCACCGCCTTGCGGTGGCTAGATGAAGTTGCGCTCCGCCATGTTGGCGATGAGTGCCTAACTTTCCCATTTTACCGCGCCAAATCGGGGCACGGGCGGCTGAGCGGACGCAATGGCCCCGCCCTTGCTCATGTCTATGTTGCAGAGAAGACGCTGGGGCCTAAGCCTAGCCCAGACCATGAGTGTTGCCACTCGTGCGGCCGAGGATGCGACGGATGTGTCTCGCCGCATCATCTGTATTGGGGCACTCGGGCTCAAAACATGGCCGACCGAAAGACTCACGGAGTTGCCGTTGACCCTCCAAGAATGCAGGGGACGGACAACTTTAGGGCCACCTTGACGCCTGACCTGGTGCGCTCAATCCGCCAACTAAGGCACGATGGTATGCCGTCGCAGGACATCGCGCGGAGCTTGTCCGTCGGCAAGGGCGCCGTTGACGGCGTCATCTACGGCCACACATGGAAATGGCTAATCTAGCCGTTCCGGCCGGTCTACCGAGTTAGCCCACCCGCGTTAGGCCAACCCCTCCCAACATCATTGGAGACTTTCAAAATGCGCCTACTTGCAGCGGCAGCCCTTGCGCTCGCCATGTCGTTCCCGGCCGTCGCCGGTCCTTCCTGCCAGTTCATCCTTCCTGACGCTACTGCCCAGCTCGACGCACAGGGCATCAAGTACCATGTACTCGACGCAGAAGAGCGCGCGGCGTTCATCCAGCTCTTGCCGGAAGATATCGCCTCGAAGGTGACGGACGTTCTGCTGGCTGAACTCGAAGGCGAGATGTTCTTCGGCCTCGTCATCGATGGGTGCCTGACCCCGCCCCAGCCCCTCGCCATGCTCACGCCGGCCGTTGGGCATCTGAGCGGCAGTACCGCGTACGGTACCTTTGCATGAAATCCGTCGACGCCCTCCCCGGCGTGACCATTGCGTTCGAGGAGGGCGAGTTCTACGCCTTTGCCAGTGTGCATCTCGATGGCGAGGCCTACAGCGTGCGCATCCCACTTGGGGACGGCCGGTATCATGCTGAGATCGTGATGCAGAGGATAGTGGGGCCGGCTATTGCGCCGAGGAAGCTGGATCCAGTCGACTTCAGCGAGATCTAGACCTTATCCTCCCCAATCATCTGCGCCAGATAGTCGTTGATAATGTTCCAGTTCAACGAGCCCTTGCCGCCCTTGTCTACGCCCATAGCGTCCATGGTTCGACGGTGAAGGGTGATGTAGACCTCGGAGAGCTTACCGTCCCGGTAGACCTTGCGGCCACTGTACTCGCCTTCCGGCAGCACTCCGCCAACGCTGGGGAGATATAGGCCATCCTCTAGGACTGTGAAGGTGACGGCTTCCTCGGATACAGCTCCGCGGCTTTCTCTCGGAGCCATCGCATAGCCTCTTCTTCGCTGCTGACATTAGCATCTGCCAGCTTGGGGTTGCCGATCCAAACGTGCCAGGCGCCATCGTAGAGCCAATCGATGCCGCCGGCTATCTCGAGGTCGTGCAGCTCTTGAAGGGTATTGATCACCACCATCCGAGGCCTCTTGTTCTCGTTTCGTACTGGGGTATATGAATCCCCACTCTCACAACGGGAGTGACCCATGCCCACCAAACCATCTCTCATCGCCCGCGCCGCCGAACTCCAGAAGCGCCATCCCTACTCCACCAAGCGAGATATCCAGATCCTCATGGATATCGAAGCGGAAGAAGCAGCCGAGGCCCGGAAGCCCAAACCCGCGAAGACCTGAAGTGCGTACTGCCTACCTGCTCTCCGATGCCCCGGCCCGGATTGTCATCCATTGCAACACCTGTTCCCGTCATGGTGACTACAGCCGGGACCGGGCGATAGCCGCACTCGGTGATATCGCCCTCCCGACCTTCCTCACCCAAACGGTAGGGGCAGTCTGTAGCCGGAAGAGGGATATCGTAAACTTTGCGGGATGCGGCGCTGTCTTCGCGGATGAGGTCATCGAGGCGCTTGGGCGGTAACGCGAGCCTTCTCCTTGGCTTCCTCGATCTTTCGCATGATCGTTCGAGCCGACTGGCTGGATGAGAAACCTCTCCCGCCGGTCATCGATACGTAGCAGCCGGGACGGCCTACATAGTCCTGCATGTCAAGAATGTGCTCCGTCTCGATGTAGAACGCGCGGTGATTGCCGATATCAACAAGCATTCTCGTTCTCCATACAGGTGGTGGGGAATCAGGCGGCGGCCTTGCTGGCGTCGATCACGTCGGCGATGAAGCGAAGCTCTTCCGGCGTCACCTCGCCAATGTCGTAGACCTCCATCCGCTCCCATGCCTGACCCAGCTTGCAACGGTAGACGTTCGGGTTGGCGTCGGCGCGCGCCTCGACGCGATAGAACCAGCCCATGGGGCTCGCTACGCCTTCGGTGCCTCTGCCCTGCAGGTGCTTGTGGCATGGCCCAAGCCGGCACAGCGCGCATGTCCGTGGGTAGGCCTTCCCGGCCGCTTGCAAGTCGTGATTGCAGTCGCTCATGTTGCTCATTTCCATTTTGCAGACCTAGTGTAAGCCGTTGATTTGCTTAGGCCATGCAATGGGGCGTTTTGCAGAGATATCGTGGAAACTCAACGGATCGCACCAGACTACGAATCTGGGGGTCAGGAGTTCGAATCTCTTAGGGCGCGCCATCACTTAGCCTCAGTGCCATTGTGCCCTTTTGCAGGGCGTTTTGCACGTTCTTGTTCCATTCTGTTCTCAAATTTCACGATGGCGGAGCTGGCCAGAGAGCTGGTGCGCGCCAGATATTTGTCGAGAATCTCCTGCGCCGTGCGCAGTGAGTGGCCGGTGATCGATGCAGCTTCGCCCACCGTGCAGCCGCCCTCAAACAGAATGGTGACGGTCGTTCCGCGAATGTCGTGGAAATGCAGATCGTCGTTTATCCGCGACGCCTTAAACGCTGCTTCCCACATCCGGCCAAAATAGCGCTTCTCGAAAGCCTTGCCCGTCTTGGTGGTGAGGATCAGCGCGCCGCGCTTCTTCAACCCGTCCAGCGTTGTCTTCAGCGCCGTGGTGCATGGGATTGACACCAGCCGGCGCCCCTTCCCCTGCCTGATCGTGATCTTTTCCCCATCGTAGTTGCTCCACGCCATGCGGCGGATGTCTGCCTGTCGTTGCCCTGTGTGGAGTGCCAGCACGAACGCAAGCTGCATTTCAGGGCTGGCCACCGACAAGAACGCATCCACGTGGTGCGGAAGCCAGATATTCTCAGACCGGTCGCTCTCGTAGGCGCGTTCGAAGCCATCGAGGACGTTGACGGTCAGAGGCCCATCCTTCGCCGCCCATGACAGGATGCGGGCCAGGATCGTTACCCGGTTGTCAGCTTCCCGCGGCTTCGTTGCCGAAAAGGCGTCATGCCACTCGATCACCTTCTGGCGAAATAGCTTCGCCTCGAGCGCGCGATACGGCACAGTCCCGAACTTCCCATCCCAGAACGTGAAGATCCGCCGATATTCCTTCTGCGTGCTCTCGCGCAGCTTGCGCCACTTGGTCGTCCCCTCAAATTTGCGGATGAGGCCGGCGAGTGTACCCTCAGTGCGATCAGGCTTTGCTGCCTGCGCCTCAGATAGGGCGGCGACAAATTCGGGAGAGCCGTACTCCCCGGGCAGCCGCTTACCGCTGGCACGATGGTACCAGTAGACAGCTTCGCTGCCGTCAGCGAGCTTCGCCGTCACCCTGTTGAGGCCTTTGATCCTATCCGGCATTGGCCTTGAGCCACTCAGCGAAGACGGCTTCCGGATCGTCGGCATTTCCCACCTTCTCAACGCCAGCCAGCGAGCGCTCAAGAGCGGCCCTGCTCCAGCGCCTGGTTCCCTTGACCGGGCCCGGCACGATACCCTTCCGCACCCATACGTCAAAGCCGCTGGGCGACAGCTCGCATAGCGCCGCGGCTTGCTCTCGTGTCAGCGCCAGGTCGCTCATAGCTTCATCCCTACCACGGCAGCCATCCCATCTTCGCCAGCACAAACCACAGGGCAAAGAACCCGCCGATAATGGCTAAGACCCAAATCTGCTGCTTGCGTCTGGTCATGGGGCGTCCTTCAGAGCTTGGCGGGCGCGGTCCTCGGCGGTTCTGGCGCGATTAGCCAATTTGACCCAGTCCGCCAACAGCCGCGATTGCAGTGGCCAACGGCGGGCGTATCCAGCGCGCATTTCGATGATCTGCCAGTTGTCACGAAGGGCGACCCGCTGGTTGTGGATGCGTTTCCCCATCTTAGCTACGTGTTCGGCCTGGCGTCTTACGAGCGCTTGCGCCTCATCCCTCTCGGCTACTAGCCGCTCTATCGTTGCGGCGACCGACTGAGCTTCGGCATCGGTAAGGTGCGCTTCGCCATCGAACTCGACGCCGATGCGCGAGCGTAGCAGGCTGGCCAGTCCCAGGTCATCACTCTGCATGGGTGGTGTCCTCGATCATGTGAGCCCAACCCGAGGCCAGAGGATCGCCGTAGCGCGGCTTTGCATTGATCTCAGCCATGGTGTCGTCGCGCACCAGCACGACGCTGCCATCGGGATTGGTGCGGCGGTAATGCCCGCACGTGCAGTCCCAGTCGCCGAAGTCCTCGCCGAGCATGCGATACCACGAGCGGCCGTCAACCGGGTTGAAGCACACGCCGATCTCTCGCTCCACGTCGGCAATCGTTCGCAGCGGCTTCATACCCCCTCTCCCCGTGATGGAGGGGTGGGGAGTGGCTGCCAGTGCGTGGGATCGTATGGGAGGCCATCCCTAGATGCCGGGCGCTCCCATTTGCCCCCGGACACTCGGTATGCCGTCATCGGCAGCCAATTGTGGTCCGCGTCACCGAAGCGACAAACCGTTACCGGCCCTCGAATATCGTCTGTGAGCGGCTGCCACCCCTCCCGTATCCCTTCATCGCCAACAGCTATGGCGGTGGTGAGGGCCCGGCGCATGGCTATGATGGAGCTAGGCTTGGAGATTATGCCGCGCGGGAACTGCCATGCAGCCTCGCCGTAGAATGCCTTGCATGCGGCTTCAACCGCTTGGTCCGTCACCCCACCCGCTGCCACAGCAGGAGGGGAGCGGTAGAGCGGGATGACTTCCCACATGGCGTGTCCAGACGAGCCCCAGCGCTCGGTGCGATAGTAGTCTGGCAACGAGCCGCGCACCAAGGAAACGCTATCGTACAACCGCCCATTTGGGTCGTATTGCGTTACCTGCCAAGCCACCACCTCCGCCTGTTCATCGCTAGAGCGGCGGTTCCAGGCAGCGATGGCGCGTTCCTCTGAACCGTCATCGGTGCTGGCACGGCAACCGTCGCAGTGGGCGAACCTGTTTCCGAGCCCACCGTTCACGAGCGCGATATTTGTCCCGCCGCAGAACGGGCACGGGCGCAGTTCCTGTTCGGTGTTCATCAGGGATGCTCCCCGAGGGCGGAAAGGACGCGAGCCTCGTACTCGGTCTGGGCAGCGGCCTTGGCTGCGTCGGGCGTCTCGAAGGCGCCGATATACACCTGGATCATCTCGTCGCCGCTCGCGTAGTCGAGATTCAGGCGCCAATCTCCGTCGCGTTGATATGCGAGGTATTGACCCACGACGCAGACGGCGAACCACTCGGCGCGCACGTCGTCCTCATAGTCGTCCGTCGACCATTCCAGCGCCTTCACCCGCACCCCGGATGCTGGAGAGGATGGAGAGGCGGCGAGCATGGCGCGGTAGATGAATGCGGCGCTCCATCCGTCATAGCCATGAGGCAAGGGCTTGAGCCCGTCCGGCAGTTCGGTGCACGCGCGGCTGGCCTTGAGGGCGGACATCTCCATCTCTGGCGTCGGCTCGCGCGGCACCAGCACCCAGCCCTCGCGCCTCCCCGCCTCTGCCTCTCTGCGGTGCTGGAGTTCAGTGAGGAATGGCTGCAGCGCTTCAGCAAGAGCGCCGGCACCAAGGCGGTTCTCTCCGTCCACGCGGCGGATTTCCTGCGCGAGCGCATCGATCTCGTCGATCGTCCTCTTGTCGTTCATCACTGTGTCCTGCGAAGGTTGCGGGAGAGAATGGGGAGAGGTCATTGGCTGCGCTCTACGACGGTGCCGTTGAACTTGCGGGAGCGCGTCTTGTCGAAGCCGCGGCTTTTGATCTCGGGGTTGCTGACGATCTTCACGCGGTCGGCCGGCTGCTTGCGAGGCGGCACCTTGCGCTCGTGGAAGCTCTTGACCGGGTCCTGGCT